TATAAGCGATGTCTCCCTCAGTGGCTTTCACTGGGAGAGCGTCAACCGAAGTGGGCTTCAGGTTCAGAAACGAGGACTTGGCCTTGCCGACAGACGACATCAGACGGAGCGTCTGTTCGATCTTGCGGGCAAGGTCGTTGATCATGGCAGGCGATACGGCGTTGGCTGCCGATCCGAAGTTCGGGATAGAGAAGTCATCTCTCATCGCTGGTCATCCGTTCTGATATCAAAGCGTGGCAAGCCAATACGCCATAGCGACCCGAGAGTGTCGCTTTCGAAACGGACGGTGACCGATCTTCCGCGCAGACGAACATGAAGATCATCTGTGAATTCTTCAGGGCCGGTGATGACAAGCACGTTTTCCTGTACGTCGCCGTTGCCCGTTGTCTTGAAGCCACCGCCCGGCTTGTCCATCATCTTGAGCGTTATGGTCATCTCAGGGACGTTGACGCCATCGTAGTCGATGAAGGTGACGTCAGGCAGGATGCGCCGGATGAAGATGAACTTGTCACCCTTGTCGAACGATCCTTCGGAAGACAGTTCGAACGGAGCGCTCTCCACATAAGCAGAGATGGCAACCGCAGGGTCTTGCTCGCCATCATCGTTGCCCGTCTCATGAAACAGCATCTTGCCGTCGCCGCTGACGGCGAAGGGAGCGTACTGGAAATTCATGTCGAGCCATGCGGTTCTGGACAAAGTGCCCACTGTCCATGCGTTCTGAACGATATCGTAGGCTATATACTTGTCATTCTCATCGGCATCATTGGACTGGTAAAACCAGATGACCTCGTTCTGGCTGCGGTTCGTTGCACAGAACACCTTGTTGAGCTGCTGATTGTTGATGTCGCTCAGAAGGAAGTTCCATACGGTGCATGCCAGTTTGGAAACGCGACCGTCATAGACATAGAAACCAGAGCGGCCCATCCAGAAGACGTTATTGCCGAAGGCGTGCGCCGCATTGATGCCAGCGATGTCAGTGCTGTCAGAAACGATTTCCGCGATGTACACATCCGGAGCGCCAACGAACTGAAGGGAGTAGAGGGCTGCGTCTGTCCAGACGAGAAACTCGCGCGATGTCTGTGTTATCGCGAGGAAGGTGGAGCCACGAGACAGCGGGATAGACCCGGCAGTTCCCTGAAGGTCCGCTTCATTCCAGTTCAGGATGTTCTCCTGAGAGCACCAACGAACCGTCATCGGTGCGTATTCGGAACCGCCGTATTCGTTCGATGGACCGAATGCCAGAAGATGTCTGTCCCGATGGGAGACCGCAATGAAGCGGGCATATTCAGGGGCATTGCCATCAGCGCCAGCGAGATCAAGGATATCCACCATGCGGTTGCCGGGGAAGCTTGCATCCCAGTAGAAGATAGGACCGTCATAAGCGCAGGCAACGAGGTCTTCACCCCAGTTGGATTGAGACCAGACACCCATGACATCGGCACCAATAGCGCCACCCCATGGTCCAGCACCCCAGCCGCCAGAACCCCAGCCACCGCCATAGCTCTGATCTTCGGAACCGGCAGAGAAGAGATACTCCAGAGCAATCGCAGCACCGCCACCCGATGTGGTCGAGGTCGCGGCAGCGCCTGAAACCACCACCGCGAAAGTGTTGGTGTCGATATATTCTGTAACAGTATGCTCTACGTTCAACTGGCCAGTGGTCAAACCGCCCACTGCGGTGGCGCCGGACATGACGACAAAGTTGCCGGGTATAGCGCCATGGCCTGCGTCAGTGATCACGATACGGGCAGAGCCGTTGGTCGTGGCGATTGCACCGCTCACCGTGACATCTCTGCGCAACGGCGTGACATCAGTGATGGCTGCGGCTTCAGCGACATAGAACCGGCTGTTGGTGCCGATGCCGGTGTACACATATCCACTCAGCAGAGCCCAGCGATGCAGCGAACGGCAGATACCATCAAGCGTCGTGTCTGAAAGAAAGCGCTCCCATCCACGCCATCTCTCCGGGAAGCCGTCACGAAACCGGACGAGGTTGCTATCGACCCATGTGCCAGCCGCGCCATAGCGCGTAACATCTTTTACAACGCCGGGAGAGAGTAAGACTTTCGTCCAAGACAATTATCTTCCCCTTTACTTACGGCACAGTGGCGCACGCATGCATGCGGCGCGATTGACTGCCATCTTCTGAGCAAGCTCCCGGTCATTCGGGATGATGTTTGCTCTCGACCAAGCGTTCGGTTCTTCCAAAACAAAGCCAGCGCCAGACAGATCGGAGGCGGGCTTGGTCGTGGAGCAGCCTGAGAGAAGCAGGGCGAACAGGATAATACAAATCCTCACTGGAATACTCCTTCCACTGTCTTGCCACCCAGCTCACGGCATAGGTCTTCGTCTGTTGCCTTGCGCGCCACATCGAGCGCCTTGTCCGTCGTCCGGATGAGTTCGATAGCGTCAGCCATCCGTTCCCGACGTTCAGTCTCGACAGCCGCAGCGCGCTCGGCCTTGACCCATGAATGCACGCCGCCAATGATCAGACCGAAAAACCCGATGCCGATAAGGATGATGACGACATACTTGATCACGTCATTTCTCCTGCCAGAACCACCGCTTGATGATGGACTTCTGACCCCAAGCGATAATGGCACCGGCCATATAGGGACCGTAGGTCACGATGAATGTCAGCGCTTCGCCATGGTATTCCTGCGGTATCTCGTAGCCCCAGTGCGCGAGCTGGCGCGTCAGGAGAAGCGCGAAAAGACCCCACAGCGTTGGGCTTTTGTACCACGGCACATTGCCTGTAACCCGGTTCACTTCAGCTTCAGCTTGAAGCGTAACAGCCTGTGTGATCGGCGCGATTGCTGCCGATGATGCATCGACATACGGGCTGTTTACGACGCGCTCGACCGCGCTCTCGATATTCCTGCGTAGCTTGGTCATGGCTTCCTCGCGAACAGTTTGAATGCGAAGTCGATCAGGGATGCCAACAAGGATGGTGATGGCGCTGGAGGTGAAGGAGGCGACGGGACGACGCGAGGCTTCGGTACATCAGTGGATGGAGTTGAGACATTGAGATAGGACGAGACATCAGCGCGCGTGCCCTTGCCCCAGAGGACTGCACCGCTGGCAGATGCCGGATAGAGATTGGCGAAGGGTGCTGGATAAATCCCTTGGGAGAAGAGTTTCATTTCCGCTTCACGGCGCTTGCGGATTTCCGGCGGTGTCACCCAGTTCATGAACTGCTCTGCGCCGAGAGCCTTGTTGCCGGCGTTGATCGACTTGGTCAGCGTGGCCTTGGCAATGGCGCCAGTGTTGTAATGGAATGAAACCAGAGCATCGAATTCGTGCTGTTCCAGATCAACCTTAACAGCGCTGTTGACCCCGTTCTCGTATCTGACGATGTCAGTCTTGAGAAGGTCGATCACTTCCGCCATCGAAAGCGAGCCAGTAAAGGTCTCAGGGTTAATACCGCCAGCCGCCTTTGTGTGGCCGACACCGATGGTCCAGACACCAACGCTATCCTTGTAGCGGGATAGTACGATGCCTTCATGGCTGATCAGGGCGAGAAGCCCCCTCATGCTCGTCTTCATGCAACATACCCCCAAAGAGTGACTGTTCCAGAATTGATGTTGGCACCGTTGGCCGATGCGATCCAGACGTAGAGATCAGCGCTGGCCGCAGTGCGCATGCCTTCGCTGGACGGGTCATCCTGCACCATGGAGGAAGTGCTCGCCGCCCGGATCGAGCCCATGTTGAATGCTGCCGTTGCCACGGAAGTCTGCGTCATGCCGCGAAACTCGACGCGACCAGCGCACTGCTTGAATGTGGACGTATTGCCCACTGCCTGAACTGCTGCGCCCCATGTGCGTGACGTGGCACCCCAGCGCCATGTATCAGCGTAGGTCGAGCCGTCAGTGGAGGTGCCGACCAGAATGCTTTCATCAGGCTGCGCCACCGCAGAGATGATGTTCTGGTATTCAAATACCACAGTGCGATAGGCGTCTGCCGTGAGGGGACCAATCTGATAACTGGAAGAGCCGCCGGGGATCGAGTAGTCCATGATCTTGACCAGAGAGCCGGAGACAAAGTCGCTGCTGGCTTCAGTAATCTTGTAGGCGGTTGAACCATCCGTATAAATGGTCGAGCGCTTGCTCTGTGTTACAGTGACGCCAGTGCCGCCTGACGGCTTCATGGTGACGGTATAGCTGCCGGTCGTGTTGTTGATCACGAACCACCAGCCCTTACGACTTGCGCCGGATACAAGATTGACGTTGGCCGTCAGCGTGCCAGACAGAATAAGGAAGGTCGCAAGCTGCTGCGCTTCGTTCATCGTGACGTCAGTGGACGACAGCGAGATCGATTGGCTCTCGGTCAGGGCATCCTCAAGGATGGCAAGGTTGCCATCCGTCAAGTCACCCCAGTTGGTATAGCCGCCTGCGCTCGTTTCGCCATAGGTCAGATCAATAAGGTGTAGATTGGTTGTCGTCGTAGACATCGTTTATCCTCACGTCGGGATCGGGACTGGCGTCCAGACGGAACCAAGAACCATCTGGAACGCACTCTGTTGAAAGGCTGTAGGCTGGAAGGCGGCGAACTCACCCGGGACCGGGACTGGGACCCATGGCGTAAATCCGGGTATAGTCGTGGGCGTCCATGTTCCGGCGCCGGGGACAGGCTTCGGGTTCCACGACGTCATAGCTTTGCTGCCATAGCCCTGAGCTTACCGACATCTTCCGATGGCGCGATTTTTTCGATAGTATCGAGTAACGCCTCAATAAGCAGTTGGTCGGGCTTCTTCTCTTTTTCTTCCACGACAGGAGCCGGAGTGAAAAATTCTTTACCAACCCTGTAGTCGCCGATCTGTACGACACCGTCAGGATCGGGGATGAGATCGAAGCCCTCAAGCTTGAAGCTTTCATCAGCCTCAATGGCATTAACGACATTGTCTCCGTCGAGAACGACATAGCGCATGGCAGACCTCACCACGTAATCACAAAGCAGCGGCCAGCCCCGCCAGCACCTGAGTTTCCTGAGTTGCCAGACCCGCCTCCGCCAGCCGGAGCCGATCCGTCTGTTCCTGTAGTCGTGGACCCTGCGCCGCCAGCGCCGCCGAAGGTCGATACGCCACCAGCGCCCGCCGAACAGCCACCACCACCACCACCATAGACAGACGCTCCGCCAGCGCTTGCGCCGTTGCCCTGCGCGCCCGAGGCGCCACCATAGACTGCCGGGAAACCAACGCCGCTTGTCGTGCCGGACGCTCCACCGAAGGGCTGCCATACCGTTGCACTTGAAGTCACGGATTGTGGAGCACCGCCCGTACCTGCTGAGCCTGCGCCAGTCATGCCACCACCACCACCGCCGGAGCCGCCGTGCTGGCCGCCCGCGCCGCCATAGGCTGTCAGCTTGGTGCCGAATGTCGTGTTGCCGCCGGTATTGCCCGATGTGTTGGACGACGACTGCGCGGTGCCACCGGCACCGATGGTGACAGTTTCCGTGGCTGATAGGGCGGATGTCTGAAAGGTGTTTATAGAGTATCCGCCGCCGCCGCCGCCAGAGCTGTTGTTGGCAGTTCCTGATTTTGATCCGGAGCCGCCAGCGCCCCATGCTATCACCATGGTCAGCGTCCCAACGCCGGGCTTGGTCCATGTGCCAGAAGCTGTAAATGTCTGGACGTCAGCGGAGCCTGATGCGATGCCGAGCGTGGTTCTGACGGCTGCTGCGTCTGCATCGTCAAGGAAGGTCGCCGCGAAGCTCGAAATGTTGACGTCGGAATTGAGCGTCAGCGTGCGGTTGGCATCACCCGTGGTCAGCGTCAGCGTGCGGTTTGCCGTGAGGTTCGAACCGGCAGTGAGGCCAAGCTTGTGAGAGCTGTCGGTATCGAAGACCTGAATGCCGCCCGAATTCGGGAAGGTCTTATTGGTGAGCGTTTGGCTGGCGGTCGTGGTGACAACGGGGACACCATTCCAGTTCAACGTCCCTGTAGTTATGTTTATAGTGCCAGCATTATCTACAGTATCGTAAGTAAATATATTCCAAGCAGTTGCTGATGCGTCTTTTTGAACAAATATACCCGGCTTGCCAACCGCATAATCAGTCGGCCTCATCTGGAGATAAGACCCAGCAGTCGTCGCCGTGCCGATGGCCACGGTGATGATGCCGCTGTATGCGTGATCACCTGAGAACGTGCCGGACAACGCGCCAGCATTGATCGTCGGTGACGTCAGGGTCTTTGTGGTGAGCGTTTGGCTGGCGGTCGTGGTGACGACGGGGATGTCGTTATGCGTTAGGTTCGTTACCGGGAAGTTGATGGTCCCGCTTGCATCCACCCCATCGAAAAGACCGATTTCCCATTTTGTAGCAGTCGCAGATTTAACGAACTGCATCCGAGGTTTGCCGACAGCATAATCAGTGGGCGTAAAAAACTCCCACGCGTTGTATGTTGTCGCGTTGCCGACAGTGTGTGTTATCGCCCCAGTATATGTGGGGGCTCCTGAGAATGTCCCGCTCAGCGCGCCAGCATTGATCGTCGGGGACGTCAGGGTTTTGTTGGTGAGGGTCTGGGTGTCAGTGGTGCCGACGATGGTTCCAGATGGCGGGGCCTTGCCGCTATCCTTTATGATCTTCCCAGTCGTGCCGTTATAGGATGCAAGATTGCTATCCACAGCAGACGCTGGCCCAGCCACGCCGCTCATCATCCCCAGCACCGCTGCCGGGGTCAGCTCTTCCGCAGCACCGGTTCCCGCCGTGGTGCGACCGATGATTACGTTGGTCGCCGTCGTCATGGCGGAACCTTGGTTCCAACGGGTCGGCGTGACCATGCCTTCGGCTTCGGCTTCCGCATTGTCAGCGATAGCAGATTGGAAGATTGGCTTAATTTCGATGGTCATTGGAGCCTGATGATAGCGGTCGAAGAGGTGAATTCAGGGAATGTTACTGTAAAAGTTCCCGCCGTAACGGTGCGATCAGAGCCGAAATCCAACACGAGAACGGCCCTGTTGGAGTTGGTCGAGTTGTAGATCAGACCCCCGCGCGCGGTGAATGTCGCCGCTGTCCAGACAGCGTCTGCGAAATCCACAATGCCAACACCCGCAGAATTGATGGGCGTGACGTTGGTGAGGATTTTCCCGCCAGCGGTATAGCCGGTCCCGGTGATTTCCCCAGTCGTCGTATAGGCTGTGGTGGCGGCGCTCAGAGAAGCGCTGGATGTATAGAGCGCCAGCTTGAAGACATTGCCAGTTGACGTGGTGAAGTTATGCAGGCCCTGAGCCACCTCGGCCTTGAAGGAATTGCAGGCCGCTTGATAGATCATGTCGCTATTCTCCGGTCAGAGACGCGATAGATATCCTTGCGGTTACGGCCTTCAGCCAGAATTTTCAGAGCTGCCAAGGCTGTGTCATACTGCGCCTTATACTGCGCAAAGACATCCTGATCGCCCTTCAGATAGGTGTATCCCTGCACAATGGCGCCGAAGAGAAGAGCGTTCTCCGCGTTGGTGGATAGCCATGTCGTGTCGCTGTCGGTGCCATCGGTGATCGAGGCTGGCTCGTAGAAATAGTTCAGCTCCACCGCATAATCATCGTCAGGCGTCGGCCCCAAGATGATGTTGGCATCATTGAAGATCGCGTAGAACCGTGGCGTACCGGTGCCGGACGGATAGGTTTCCTTGATGAAGCTGTGGTCCTTCGAGATCAGCATGACCGTCTCGCCAGCGACGGTGATACCCAGAGAATACGGAGACAGGAAATCCGATGGCATCGGCAGGATGGCTTCATCCGTGGTGCAGGATGATGTTGCTGTCTGCATCAGGTCGGGGAGCTGGACCTGACGAAAGATATCCTCTTCGGCAGCCCTGATCATCGTGGGCAAATTGTCCACAAAGGATGTCTCTTCGGTTTCCAGATAGTCTTGGATGAGCTGTTTCAGCGCGCCATAGTTCATGTGATCGTCACCGTTACGCGACCTATCTTCACTTCAAATGTGGACGTCAGCGGAACGCCTACGGGCGCCCATGCGAACATCCGCCGTTCTGTTGCCAGCTCCGCTGCGTCGCTCCGGCTTTCCGGGACGCTCTGCTTGTCATCGGTCCTGACACCGCGCGTATCGAGCTGCGGATGAGAGGGGTCGATGCAAGTGGGGCAAACGCGCAGGCCAGTGGAGCGGCCAAGGAAGAATTCATACTTCAACTTGTTGAGCGGATAACGAAGGCCGCACCTATCGCACAACCCCGGAACGGACTTCATTCCATGAGCAACCATTAGCTGTCATACCCCGTCATATCAGGGACAAGCTTGAACGGTGTTCTCTCGCGGTCCTCTTCTTCCGCAAGCATGAACTGCCGGTCGTACTCTCCCTTGAGGAAAGCGGCCTTCTGTTCGGCGCCCGATGTCTTGAGTGCCAGATAATAGGCCAGTCCAGACGTCATGGCCGGGAGGAACCGTGCCGGGACATCCATGGTATTGCCATAGGACCCGACGTCCTGAATGGAGCGAAGGCCCCAGAATACAAACGATCCGCTGTCCACGGGGATGGGCCAGATATACGCGATTGGAGCGGCGATCCTTTGAACCCAGAACTGTGTTGGCTCGCCGGGCTGGTTCTTGTTTGCCATCTGCGCGTAGTCCACCACGGACATCCGCGTCATGATACGGTCGTTCTGTTCAAGGCCAGTGCCGACACGCCATGCCGCATCGAGAACATCAATGCAGTCAGTGGGCAAAGTGACCGTTGTCGCATCTGCGGCGACCGCAATAACGCTTTCCCGGATCGTCCAGAAATTGATCCCGCGATTGCCCCATTCCCGCATCATCAGATTGAGGGAGCGGCGGGCAGTCCTCATCTCATAGCCGGAGCGCATTTCGATGCCTACCATCTCGTAGGCTTCTTCTATGATCTCGTAGATATCAAGGTTGAAGACTGTCGTTCCGGAGGTTGGCATTAATTCACCATCGCAAAAAGAGTAGCGTCAGAATGCGCGAGGGCGGCTACGCAGATCGGGCAAGCATGATATCTTCGCCGATCCCAAAATATGCCTGATCGTACCACGCCGCATTCGTTGTATCTGGCGTGGAGTTGGTATCTTGGTACAGACGCACTTCTATCCAAGAGACGTCGGCAGGGATATCGATGCCCTGAAGCGACCACCATGCGAAATCGCCTTGTCTGGTTACGTAGGCGGTTGTGTTGTACTGGACAGCAGAGCCGCCGTTGATCGTTGGCGACGTGATAAACAGGAGGCACTGCCCAACCGTGGAATTACCGGAAACGCCTACACGCTTGCGCACGGCAAACGATGCTTTCTTGCCTGCGCAATACCCGCGCTTCGTCGAATTGAAGGTCTGCCGGATGTAAGTGGCGCCAGAGCCGGAACCGGCCATTTTTACCGAGTATCCAAAATCAGGGTCGGCATAGACACTTGTGTCTCTGGTGAATGTGATGGTGCCGCTTGACGTCCAGCTATCCGGCGCTACGCCGGTATCGGTCCACGTCCTGAAACCGCCATTGTCGAGAAGGTTATACCCCCTTGTCAAAAGGGTTGGATTGCGGCCACGGACGTTCGAAGTTGATGCGGCAAGCCAGTGATCCCAGATCGCATCGGAGTAAATCAGATTGCCGGTTGGGTTACTTGGATGCACCGCATCGTCGTAGTATCCGGAAGGCTTGCCAGCGGCGATGAACTGGTCGTAGACATCTGTCACAAGACCAATGCCAAGATTTGCCGCAACCTGCTTCCAGAATACCGGGAGATTGTTGAGCGTTGTCGCGTCTCGGTTCGGGTTCTGGACGATGCCTGAAACCGGGCAATTGGGGTAGCGTGCGCAAAACTGCTGGATAGCGGCATAAAGCGCGCCGCGCACCATTACCCCGGAGCTATCGCTATTCCAACCTGAAAACAAGTTGATCCCGTGGTTGAGGATCATACCATCAGGATGGTACGTTCCGAGGGCAACAAGCCATGACGAACCCATGCCGTAATGGGGCACCGATCCGGTCACGGCGAAATTCCAGATCGTAAGCGTTGCCGAGGTCGATCCGGTCGAGACCGTCGTTGCTGCGTCCCATGAATTTGTGTCAGTCGTATTCCAGTTTCGAAGATAGACCGAATGCGTCGGATAGGCTGCGGCGACCTGATCGGCGAAACGTTCCGGCCAACGCCCGGCGTTATCTCGGCAATTCCCGGTGCTGTCGGACCAGATAATAAGCACGGCACTTTGGCCAGCGTTCATCTTGGTTTTTACTATGGAGAACCCATTATGGCTAAGGACGCGCGTGGATGCCATTATTCGACCTCTAGGTAATATGTTCCATCCGGATCGGTGAGAAGTGCCCCATCCGGGTCGGTAAGGAGCACATATCCAGCCGGGGGCTTAATGCCCCCGCCCGTTCCTTGGGTGG